AACAGCAGCAACTGCAGATGGCGATGTCATCGAAGTCGCTCCTTTCTATCTCTAAAATCATTATGTCAGCAACAACTATCCAAAACAACTCCCGCACTTTCGTAGCAGGCGAAGCACTCGATGCCTATCTGCTCGTAAAAGTCGAATCTAACGGAACCGTCATTAAAGCTACTGCATCTGCAAGCGAGCCTAAAGTCGGATTCACTATCGCTCCCGTCGCTTCTGGCGAGGCAGCTACTATCTCTCTGACGCATGGCGGCGGCACTAGCTACGCAACAGCCTCAGAAGCTCTAGCAATCGGCGACATCGTCTACGGCGACGCAGCAGGTAAGTTAAGCGCATCTGGCTCTAGCGGCGACATCATCGGCATTACTCTAACAGCAGCGACTGCGGACGGCGACGTCATCGAAGTCACACCAATCCACTAATCTATTAACTACAATATATCATGAGCTTATATACTTCAGCTACATTTAATCCTGTCCTCTCAGAGGCACTTAACAAGATCGGCGAGAACAAATTCGTCGGAACTCAGATCCTCCCTGTTCGCGATGTCGCGACTAAGACAGGTCAGTATCCTGTATTCGGCGACGATCAGTTCGATCTTAACGCATCGGTAGCTCGCGCTGCTGGTTCTTCTTTCGCTCGTCGCGACTTCGCTTACGGTCAGCAAGACTTCTCCTGCCAGCAATACGCTCTGGAAGGTCTGCTCCCAGACGAAGACGTTACTAAGGCAAGCGACGACGGCGTATCCGATTCGGCAGCAGCTATCGCTCAGAAGCTTCAGCGCGATATCATGGTAGGTCATGAGCTTCGCGTAGCTTCTGCAATCAATGCAGCAGCGTTTAACGCGACTGCTCAAACAGGCGGCGCGATGTCTGCATCTGACACAGCTAAACCAATTAGCTCGATCCAGAACGCAGTAGAGCGTCTTAACGGAAACGGCTTCTATGACAGCCTCTCTCTTATCATCGAGACATCTCTATTTAATGAGATGATTAACACTCTCGACGTTCGCGGGATCTTTAATGCAAGCGGTCAATACACTAACCGCCAGGTCATCCTCGACGCTCTAGGCGTTAATCAAATCATCCTCTGCCCGACTCGCTATAACAGCGCAGCCAAGGGCAAGGCAGCAGCTCGCACTAAGATCTGGTCCGACTCGACTTACTTCGTAGGTCAAGTAGGCGGCGGCGACTTCGCTAACGGCGGCTTCGGTCGGACTCTCGCTTACACTCCAGACGGTGGCGTATTCAGCGCAGAGTCTTATCGCGACGAGCCTATTAAGAGCGATGTCCTTCGCGTCTTCAACAGCGTAGACGAGGTTATCATTAACACGAACGCCTGCGAGAAGATCACAGGAGCGTAGTTTTTCTCCTACCTCTAAACTTCGAAGCCTCTCCCTTAACCAGGAGAGGCTTTTTCGTGTCTAAAAAAAAGTTAATAAATAGTGAAAATAACTATTGACGTCCTATATTCTGTAGTTCTTTATCTGTCATATCGGAGCGATTCACGCCTCGAACTTAACACTACAAAAAAACACGACATGAAAAAAGCAGATATCAAATACGTAACAATGATTAACGGCGACGACGGATGGACAACAGTTCACGCTTACTCTTCGATTAAGAATGCGAAAACAAAAGCTCTCGATTATGTTAAATCTTTCGAGTTCGATAACTTGGCTGAATACGGACGCGAAGTTTCCGACTTCGGAGTAGTGTTATCAGTGATGAGCCTTAAGCAGTTCGAGGAGCGTTGCGCGTTTAATCTCATCCCAGAATACGAACTCTGCATGGGATATTAATTTAATCAGTAGTTAAGCGATGCTGGGGAGCATCGCAAACACGTTAAAAGCCTCCTGCGAAAGCGGGAGGCTTTTTCGTGTTTACATAGAGGCTATTAGTAAATGAGCCTAACAGATTTGATATCAGATAATCTAAAGTTCGCGATCGCGCAGATAAACGTCACGCTAACTTCTCTCCCTGGTAACGGAGAAACATACTCTGCTAATAAGCAGGACGCAGAGTCGAGCTTCGACATCTACGAGGACGGACGCGAGGAGATGATCGACACTAAGTTCTACCTGGCTCGAGCAGACTACTCTATCCTCCCGTCGAAGGGAATGATCTTAACGGACGGGACTACTAACTTCAAGGTAGTATCGGTCCACGACGACTGCGTCGGAGTCACTCGACGACTCGACTGCGCGTCTCAATTCCAGAGGTAATATATGAACGCTTACGACTTCGAAACTAACATCGAGGAGACCTCGATAGACTTCCTCTCCCAGGCGACGGGTCTCTCTGTAAATTCTTTCTATGCTTCCCTGGGGCAGGATTCTTTTGTATCTCCTCGGATCTCGGTCCGTTGCGACGTCCAGGGATCCCAGGATCCTCCTACTAAAATCGATAACGGCGACATAGAGTATACACAATATAGCGCGAACTTTACTATAGCGATCGTATCAGACGCGAGCATCGACGCGACACAGGTAGACCACAGAGCCTACAGGATAGCAGCTCGTAAGGCTATGCTGCTCGGCTCGGCTAACTGGAGCGGAGCGGACATCTCAGCCAATGGAGCTGGAAGCTCTGCAGTAAATGCAGGTTTTTACGTAACTGGCGTCGATAACGGTAAGGACGAATATCGAAGCGTTAATGGAGTCGGCAGTAAGAAGGTCCAGATCCGATGGTCTGGGACGGAATGGAATATAATCCTAGAGGATAACGGATCCTCTAAGTCTTTCTACAGCTCCACAGAGGACACTCTGACTCCAGATCTAGTCACGACATGGACGATCGATGGGGACGGAGCCTCTCCCGCTCCTGCGTTTACTACAGGCTGGGATGCTCTGCCTTACTACCAGGTAAAATACATGAAGCCATCGGGGACCGACTTCGAGGTGGACGGAGACCTGGCAGTATCGACTCTGACTTACGAGATCCAGTTTACGATTAACCCAGACCAGTTCTAAAATTGACAGTCTCTCTCTTTTTGAAACCTCAACTTTAAATTTAAATATATATAATTATGGCAATCACACAAGACGGTGCAGAACTCTTCGGAATAAACACAGCACAATTTAGCAGCATGATCGTCGAGAGTTTTACTCTCACGACTCCAGCAAATCGCGTCGATTTAGATGACGGCGACGGCGAGCCTCTCGGATCGACTATCGTTCCTCAGCGACAGGAGGCATCTCTCACAGTTCAAATGGGAGACGCAGATTCTCCTCCTGCAATCGGAACGTCCGTAACTTATGGATCCTTCTCGATCATCGTAACAGGCGTAGATCTCAACGAGACACAGGCAGACTACCGTCGCTACTCTATTAGCGGATACGTAAAAATTAACGCTTAAATAGAGGATGCATTTTAAGGCGGTCAGTTTTGACGATGCCGCCAGGGATCGCATAGCTAAGGCTGCAGCCTTCGAGAAAAGGCTGCGGCTCGAAGCCGTTATCGGAGTAGACCAGGAGGTAGCCTGCTTTAAGTTAAGGCAGATAACCGTAAGGGATCTGCTCAATCTAGAGTTCTCGGAGAACAGGCTAGTCTCTGGAGAGATGCCAGGTCTAGACGATCTCCTGGCGTTCGTCTTCATGCTGTCCAGCGATCGATACTTCTTTAAGAAGAGATACGCCAGGAAGATAGGTAAGATCCTTAAGGACCATGAAACGGTAAGAGAGGAAATCATCTGCTACTTCCATGCAGCCTTTAATGATACGCCTGCATTCGGATCGTCGAACGCAGTAGAAAATGAGTTCGACAGCTCGGTATCCACTATGTCGCTCGTAGATAGCCTAGCATCTAATTATAGCTGGAGCCTGGACTCGGTATTAGATCTACCTCTATCGACGGCTCTACAGCTATTACAGCGCATTACACAGCGCAATCTAGGCGAGAAGTATTCTCTCCGCAATGGCATAACCCAGAAGGCGAAAGCCGCCGAACTGAAAAGACTAAACGAAGATGGCTAATTTCTCACTACTCGCTAAAATAGGAATCGACTCGAAAGCTCTACAGACTGGTCTCGCGCAGGCAGAAGGTAGGGTAGGAAAGTTTAAGGCTGCTGTCGCAGCGATCGGACCAGCTATCGCAGCGATCGGCTTTAGTGTGATGGCTAGAAAAGCGATCGACCTGGGATCTAAAATTAGCGACCTCAGCGAGCAGCTACGAATAAATGCAGAGTCGCTCCAGGTTCTTATGGCGGTCGCTGCTAAGGCAGGCGTTCAGCAAGCTACACTTGAAAAAGCTTTGATGTCTGTAACCATTCGGACGCAAGAAGCGATGGATGGTAATAAGCTCTACGCTGATTCATTCGATCGCCTGGGGATAAATCTTGCAGAGTTCGCAAAGCTCCCGACAGAGAAGAAACTAGAGGCGATAGCTCACGCCTACCACGCTGCAGGGAAATCCCAGGAGGCGTTCGCTGACATCGCAGCAGTTCTAGGAACTCGAGCTGGTCCTAAGATGCTCGAGATCCTGCGACGCATTAACGACGAAGGACTCCCTAGCTTGACGGAACAGATGAAAAAGGCTGGGCAGGTAATGGATAACTCCGTCATTAAGAAGATGGACGAAGCCGCAGACACGATCGGAATCTTCACGAATGGAATGACGGTAGCGACGGCTTATGTCCTTAGCTATGTTATCCCAGCATTCGTCGTCTTTAGGGAAACCTTCGGACATTTAGGAGACGCTATGGTCAGCCTATCTGTAAAGCTAAGTTCGTTCCTTACATTCTTAGGATCGGGGTTAATGTCTACACTAGATCCTGCGATAAAGTCGTTCGAGGCTTTCGGACTTGCCATAAAAGCAGCAGCGCAGGCTGCAACTGGAGACTTTACGGGAGCTAAAAAATCTATCGAAGAGGCTAAGAACGCAGCAAAGTCTGCAGGAAAAGAGCTGCTCAATATACCGAAGGAGATAAAGGCGGCTTATAAAACAGCAGACGCAGAGATGAAGTCGGTTAATCAGTTAATGGAGATAGACTCGAAGAAACGTAATAAGAAGATTAAGGACGGCTTAGCAGATCTATTCGGATATGC